CCATTATCCAACGTCTCAGCGTGCCCTTGCATCACATAAATCACATCGCCACGATTCGCTGTGCAAAGTCCGACTGCTGCGTCGAGTGTTGCAGTTGCCCACTCAGGAGCTGTGCCAGTATAGTTGTCGCTGCCAACCGCACTGTCCACATAGAATACTTTGCCCGTTCCAAGATTGTTGCCAGCCTTCAGGTTCGCAACGTCAGTGTCAAGCGACCCCACACGATCATCAAGTGCCTTACGAAGCAGTTCCGGGTTAGATACGTTGGTGTAACTGAAATCCCATGCACCAAAGGCATATGCTCCAAGCACTGCTACCAGTGCCATTACAATAAGCGTTCTCATAGTCACGCTTCCTTTCTTTTTGCTACTTTTCTTTACTGCTGTTTTCTTAGGCTCTACCCTTGCAGTCTCAAGCCCGAAGACACGAGATTCCAACTCATCCTGCTTGTCAGAAATTCCCTGCATTGTCCTTTGGAGGTCGTCAACACTGTCGACCTGCCCTCTTTCAATTATTCTTGCCATTGCTTTTCTCCTGCTTGGACGGACTCTTGTCCGTCGTGTCTTCGCTTGCTCTGTTAATCGAAGCGACCTGCTCGTCAGTGAGAATGTAACCGGCCCTGAACCTCGGCTTGATCGTCCGACGCGTACCCTTGATCTGACCAGAAGCCTCGTCAATAATAGGCTCTGCGTCAAAGTCAAGCAAACTACGTAAATGCTTCACAACGCACAAAGGCAAATCGTACGGCTGGCCTGGGAAGAGATGAAACTCCTGGGCTTTTGGTAGACCGTTCACGTTCACCGGCCCACGTACACCAAGGTCACCGTCCCAGATAAATCTAAGGTCAGCGGTAGGGAACTCACGGAACGCGAAATCAACAGTCACCATGTTAGCACCTGGGTCATCGTTGCCATGCTTCAGCTTCCAGTGCTTGACCATCATAGCGGTAGACTCTTCATTAAGCTTACCGGCCTCTTTCCTGCGGACTCTGTCAACGTCGACAATACAGGCCACGATGACAGCAACGTCAAGTGACGCGTCCACAGCGAGTGCATATTTCTCGTCTGCATAAAAGAGCAAATCGTTTTTGTTAGCATTACCCATCTTCGTGAGCTTTGCTGTTAACATGTCTTGTGCAGTCTCTACCATTTTTCAAATCTTTCAAAAGTTACAGGGGGTGGCAAAGCCACCCACCTGTAGGGTTTTAATTAAATCGGTGAACCAGCCGCTGCTGCACCTGCGTCACCCTTGTCGCGATCAATATCAGACTTAGTTGCTATAAACCAAGCTTCGTCGCCGTCTGATGCCTGACTTACACTAGTACCAATAGTAACTCCCTTGGCACCAGAGTTAGAAACTTCCTCATTGCGACATGTCCAAACATTACTGCCATCGTCGGTGACAGTATTACCTGGAACCGTTGGCCATGTAGGCTCAGTCACAACTGCACCGCTCGAAGTAGTGCACTCGTAAATATAATTATTACGAGTACTTGGCCGAACTACGGTTCCAACAATTAAAACAGTTCTTGCAGTCGGCGTACTTGCGGCTGCGTACTCAATGACGGCTGCTTCGGCTTTTCCCTCACCGTTGGGAGCAGGTAAAAGAACGCCATTGACTGAAGAGTTGTAGGCACTTATGCCAGAAGCGGCAGTTGTGAGCTGCGTATACTCACCTGTTGATCCTGTACACAGGAATCCGTACAAAGCAGTGCCTTGGTCGACCATTTCCTTCCACCATTTAATAATGTCAGGAGCCGTGCCGTCATTTATGAACAACTCGAAAGTGTCTGGGATAAACCCAAGATCGAGAATGGTCGTCTCAGCATCTTGTTGAAAATGACCTGAATAAATCTGGCTCATAATGGCCCCCTTTCTATGCGTTGGTGCATTTCAGCACGTGAATATTAACATCGTTCAAGATGCGAGCAACGTGCCACATCTTCCAACCAACAGAGCCCCTCTGGTCGAGAGGATCAGAAGTACCGCTGGATCCAAACCCCTTGATGATGGAGCTTGCACTGCCACCGTCAAGCTTCACAACGCCATAAGCGTTCTGAGCGATAATCGGGTTGCTGTATGTGCCACTGGACACATAGCCCTGTGTGGTAGTCAAGCACCGAATACCAGCTGCCTGGCCATACTCAGACACATGAGTCGTGCCCTGAGTAGAGTATGCCGAAGTGAGCTTAAACCCTGAAACCTTCTCAAGGTCGTTCTCAAGGTCAGCATCAAAAATGCCCCAGTACGATGCACGAACAGGTGAAGTGCCCTGCTTGTCCGTACCCTGCTGCAAAGCAGTGAGCGTCTTTGCATCCGAACTCCTCAACGTCTGGCGAACAGCTTTCATGTCCGTGTCGTTGAGCAGCGTAGCAGTACCAGTCCCGTTTGAGCAGGTTGTTGACGAAGCATTGTTAGCCAGAACATCACGAGTGAGCTGGTCCCTCGTGTTCATGATCTGGTCAGCCTGCAAGTCAACCTCGACCGTCATCACCGGGTCCTCGACCGTCAAGTCGACTACGTCAGTAATAGTCATGAAGTCACCATACTGCGACACAGTCGCGAGCAGGTCTGTCTTTGCCATTTTGTGACCGTTAGGGGTGATCCCTTCAGTCAGCGGCGTAGTCGCGGACGAATACCGTGAATATCTACGCATCTTGATTGTAGTTCCGCCCTTGCTCGGCAGATTAAACTGCTGAGCAAATTCGTTGAACACGTATTCAGGTCGATTCTCTTGCAAAAGAGTCCGCTCGTAGAAAAGCCCTACGGCTGGGTCAACCTGAGTTGTAGTTGTTACTGCATCTGCCATCTTTTCCTTCTTTCGTAGCTAAGCACGCGACTTCAAATCCGCGATCTTTGCCGTAAGCTCATCGTTACTCATGTCCCTCATCTGAGACATTTTGTCGATCGCCCCGCCACCAGGTGCTGCACTGATCGAAACCTTGCCCTTATTGACTGTCTTCTGGACAACCGCCGTAGCGGCAGCCGTCTGTTTAGCAGTCAATGCAGCATTCTTCTGTGCAATGTACTCTGGATCGCTGGATGCGAGCTGGTAAGCAAGCTGTGGATTGTTCGCGACCTGCTGTTGAAGATTAGGATTTCTACTCAAGAAGTTGATAAGCGGTTGTGCGTAGACCATCTGGCCAAACTGGTTCTTTTGGCCAATCACGTCAGCATAGTCAGGCGTAGCAGCGATAAACTGCTGATCCTGAGCCTGCTTCATGTCGTGTTGGCGAACCAGTGCGTGTATCTGAGCCTGCTCTACAGACGTGTGATACACGTCCTCACCGTAACCAAGGCCAAGGTGCTGAGCTGCCTGAGCATACATCGACGCGTCCTCTTGCGGCGACCGCTGGGCAGGTTGCTGAACCTGCTGCTGCACCTGTGCCTGCGTTAATGCGGACACCTGTGCCTCAAGAGCCTGTCTCTTTTGCCTCTCGGCAGCAGCTGCTGCTTTCAAGCCATGCACTTCGTCTGATTCAACTTCTTGCGTCTCCCCGGCATCGGGAGCGGCCCCCTGCTGAACGTCAGCAGCGACGACCTCAATGCCCGTTGTTTCCTGTCCGGCGTCGACAGCGACTTCTTCGCCCGTTGTTACTTCTGTATCCATCTCTCATGTCCTTTCATGGCTGTTGGTCCGGCATCGACCTGCCCGGCATCGGCGTCCTACTTTGCCCGTTATTGCCCGCGCCAAAAAATAACTTTAACTGCTAAGCCTCCCGGCCACGCACCGAGGAGGCCATAGTAGATACTGCTAATATGCTATCGGCATACCTTCTGCACAATTATGCACAAACTCACTATTACTGTCACCAACCTCAAAATTCTCCATCCGAGGCATGTCTGGGGGTAAAGCGTAAATACAGTCAACCTTGCCTCTTATATTGTCAATCTTAAAAAGGCTGGAGCCGATCAGCGGGATCGGCGGTAAACCGCTCTCCTCAAGTATCATAAACCGATTACGAGCAACCTTTTTACCCTCCATGTTAATGGTATCGCTGGCCCTTGCGACGTTACCAAGTATTTCGTTAGAGTTTCCGTAAGCCGGAGGACCAGCGTAACCATCTTCTACTGTCGCCAGGATGTAATATGGAACACGACGGCTGTTCTTGGACTCGACAATCTTATCGAGAGCTTCCTTAAACACCTCAATCGCCCATTTCCTTACGTCACCGTGATTCATTTTTGGCCCCCTGCCTCGACTCCTGCTGTTTAAGCTTAAGCTCCTCAAGCCGTATGAGCTGGTCAACCACCCGCTCGATACTACCGCCCTCAAGGTCCTGTATCTGAGCAGCTGTCTTGACTCTGTCAAGTGCCGCACCAGTGCTGTTCTCCTGTGACTGGGTTATGTTTTGTGCCGCCTGAGCCTCATTAAGCCGCATCTCGGACTGAGCACCCTGGATAGAGAGCTGTGTCATAGTGTCCTGCATCTGCTGCTGTTGCTGGGCCTGCTGGGCCTTCTGCTGCTCCGCCTGCTTAGCCTTCTGCACCAGCTCATGGCTGCTCGGACTTGGCAACGACTCAAGCAAGTCAGACCAGCCGATCGGTGCCGGGTCACCAAGCTCCATGCCCATCCGCTTAAGATTGACCTTCTCAGTGTAGTCAAGAGCACGCTGTGTGTCTGTCAGGACGCCCTCAGCCACCGCAGAGTCATATTCGCTGAATGTCTTGTTATAGAACTCCTGAGTTGGCCTCTCCTGTAGAATACGCAAAACCTTCTCCGTCGGCACCTGTTGGAGCAACATCTGCACCTTACGTCCAATCTCCTTCTGTGAGAAGGAGAGGTCGTCAAAAAGGCCCCTTAAGCCAACAAGGCCAGCACCAACGCGAAGCTTGCCGACCACACCAGAAATCTGTAGATTGTCACCAGTCTTGGCCTGACCAAACATCTCATCATTTATATTCACCATACGCGGAATCGAGTCACTAAATATCTTGTGCAACTGCACCATACCAGCTGGCATGTCCGGCACAGACCTGTCACGTGCCCCAGTAGCTAATCTGTTCTTTTTGAATACACGAGGCTGCCCTGGACCTGTCTTCCATGCATCCTCGTCATCGACCAACGCTCCTTGCTCGTAGTCAAGGCCGGATCCGATCATATTCTCAAAATGTGCGATCATGGATGACATACGCTTGTTGTTTGCTCTCTGAGGGTCGACAAGGCACCTGACGAGCCCCTGAAGCTTCAAGCTCATCCGCCAGTATTCTGGGTCGTAAAATCCCCAGATGGGCGTAAATGAGAAGTCTCTGATGCCGTATGGGTCCATTGAGGTGTCCATCTGCTCACGGTTTATGAACGAAGACACCCGGACCGTCATCACCGTGCGTGTCTCAACAGTAACCAGCTCAGCCGGGACACCGTTAGCCTGTAATATCTCTGGCAGGTCACGCTCAAGGTCCTGCTTTGTCCCCTCAAACTCAAACTCCTGTCCAGTGGGCTTGATGCCGACGAATATCTTCTCAACAGTGTCACGCTGCTGGAACTCGTCGAACGCGATCATCTTGTTACCGTACAGGTAAGGTGGCTTGTAATTAGGGAACTTGCCGTCCTGAGACGCGTAAGGCTCGTCCTTAACGTCGTTTATGAACTTATGCTGTGACCGTGGCACAAGCTGCTTAGCCCAGTCCTTTGTCACATATCGACGTAATATCCCGAAATTACAGTCCCGCAGGTCGATCCTCGTGAAATTAGGGTCGATCAGGAACTGGTTATAGAAGAATGTGTCCAGCTTGGTGTCAAACTTATTGTCATTATATGCGTTTACGAGGCACAGGCCCGTCTTTATTGCACTCTCAAACCCGTTGCTTACCGTCTCGTATCCACCAAATCGCATCATCGCACGCTGACAAAGACGCGTGAGCTGCGAAGCAGTCTGCACGTCGCTGCCCTCGACCGGGTCATACTTAATAGCCAGTCGGTGGTCACGCTGATACCCAGAAACCCACTTAATGACACGCCGTATGTCCTGCATATTAAGGGCGTCTCGCCCCTGTAGCTTAAGGACGCGAAGCTCCTCTGCGGTGTACGACTGGCCAAGATACGCCTCGATGTCCTTGGTAGCGTCTGCCTGCCACTCACCGAATGAGCTCCATGCGGAGTCGTATGCCTCTTGATACTCTTTAGTTATGTCTTTCGTCCTAGGCACAGGCGTATTTCTCCCTTAACCCCTTATAATAGCTTGCTGGGCGGATATGCGACCCGTGACTCTCCTCTATTGCTGCTGAGAGGTACCTGAATGCGTCTGATGGGTGTGATGCCCAATTATGCTCTGGTTTTGCACTGAACACCTCCATCTTGTCGTTGTACTTCTTCTTATAGTTCTCTAAAGCGTCGACACCGGCTTTACACCGCTCCATGTCGAACCAGCAACGTGGTAAGAGCTTACGCACCCGCTCGATCCCGTTTGTAACATCTCTTTCCCTCGGCAAGTCGTCGAATATGATCCCAAACTCCGCAGCTGTCTCCTGCAAAGTCACCCCTGTCGCCATATTCCCGTTTTTTATGTCATGAGGTGCAAAATGAGCCCCGTACACGAACCCCCGCTCCTCTTTTTTCTCATGCAGCATTTTACTGTAGTGAGCCATCCCCTCGCCACTATTCTCATAATAGTCGATTAGATGCGTCTCAAGACCACATTTTTGATAAAACCAGATGGATGTGCTGTCCCCATAACCAAGGTCCCAGGCAGTGTACACCATCGTATTGTCGTCATGAGGCACGTTGCACACACGCCCATCCTCCCACACCTTAGCCATGAGAGTGCCGTAGTACGACCCCTCGACCCCGATGTCGAACGAGCAGAAGTACTCCTGTTGGATAAGCTCCTCGCTCATCCCGGACTGCCTGTCCTCCTCGATCATCTCATAAGGGATGGCATGTGTATCGTCGACAGTAAGTGTCTCTGTGAACCAGCGTGGATTCTCAGCCACCCTGCGATACATACGATATGCGTGGTTCTTGCCACGAGGGGTGAAGTTGAACATCGCCCAGCCACCGTTCTCTGCAAGGATAGGCCGCACCATGTCCCACCACTTAGGATTTTGCTTGGAAAACTCGCTGAAAACACACCCTACAGGGTTTGTGCCGACCGACTCCATCCGATCAGAGCCGATTATCTGTAGAATTGAGCCGTTTTTGAGCTCTATGAACATGTCGTTAGCGTTCTTTTTAGCAACAAGCTCTACAGGGAGATGGTTCAAGAACGGGAACCCGTTGCGATCGATCCCGTTCCATAGAATCTTACGTCCGTCCGCCATAGTCGGGAAGTAATAGTGATATATACCCACCCGCTCCAGCATTGCCGGGACGACCTGTGATGCAAAAAACGTCTTGTCCTTGCCACTACGACGGTGCCAGACCGTCATAGCACGCTTGCCAGCCCGTATATCCCCCTCTTTACGGCCCATCTCCGTCTCGGACACCATGAAGTTATTCACAGCCTCCTGATACGGCCTTAACCTGAACTTATATGGGATTTCAATGGTTGGCATTAGTCTCCACCACAACAGCCTCTACCGGGACCACTGTGGGCTCTGTCTCACTCTCTACTGTATTCCCCCGGTTTATCACCACAGACACCGCCTTTTGCTCCGTACGCTCCGTCACGCCGCCCAGGTCAAGCCTGATAGCCTTATCAACAGCCTCCTTCACCTTAAGCAGGTCGACCGTGGACATAGCACATATCTGCTCTCGATCCTCAAGCCGCTCGATTAGCTGGTCTGTAGACAGCGAACTCATCCTGGCATCCTTGAAATGACGGATACCAAGCCGATTCAGCTTAGCTTCGTCACTCAGAGCGTTAAATAGCTCAATATCATACTTTGCCATCCGGTTACGAAGTGCTGTGGGAGAACACTCAAAGTCGCTGGCGATGGCTTTAATCGGCTCCCCAGACATGAATCTGGGCATAATAACCGTCTTTATAGCGATCAAATCAGCGATCTGCTTAGGGGTCTTGCCCATCTCACGCCACATAGTGACATCGCCGTCTGTTACCTCAAAATCACGGTCTGTTATCGCGTAGTC